GGTTCTTTTTTTTGGGCTAACTTTGTTCTATGCGTGTATGTATCGTCTATAATCAGCATCCGACAGGGTGCAGCTACTACCGCTTGGAGATGCCAAGCAGCCGGGTGCATGAGATGTTCGGCAGCGAGGCCGAGTTCGTGAGTATCGCGGACGTGCGTACCATGAGCGACGAAGAACTGCGAACGATTGACCTGTTCTTGTATAATCGCACTTGGATTGCAGGACCGATTGAGGCGGTCAAGCCTGTCGCAGACATCCTGCGCCAGTACGGCGCGAAGATCATTTTGGATATGGATGATTATTGGCATTTAGGGACTGGGCATAGCTTCTACAAGCACTACCACGACACCAACATGTCTGCGATTGTCGCCGAACACGTCAAGCTTGCGGATGCGGTCATCACGACCACGACGTACCTGCGCGATGAGATCGTTAAGCTTAACCGGAACGTGACGATCTGCGAGAATGTGCCGCATCTTTTGTACGACCAGTTCAAGCCGCAACCTACCAAGAGCGAGCGTCTACGCTTCGGCTACTTCGGTGCTGCGCAGCACACCGAGGACGTGGCCTTGCTGGAGCTGCCACTGTCGCGCCTCTGCGACGATCACACGCTGGAAGGGCGATATATGCTGTACCTTGCCGGGTGGAATGAGGGCAACCCGATATATCAGCAGTACGAACAGGTGTTCAGCAACAAGGGCAAGAACAACAATTACGGACGCATACAGGCGGCGGACATTTACAGCTACGTTGGAGGCTACAACTTTGTCGACGTTGCCCTTGCGCCGCTGCGTGACAATAAGTTCAACAGGCTCAAGTCGGAGTTGAAGGTGACGGAAGCCGCGTGGATGAACAAGGCGATCATCGCCAGCAACGTCTGCATGTATGCCGACTGCATCACCGACGGCTGGGATGGCGTGCTGGTGGACGAAAAGCAGCCGAAGAAGTGGTACAAGTCGATGAAGGCTATGATCAACGAGCCAGCGATGGTGCGCGAGATGGCGGATAGGCTGACGGCCAAGATGCAGAAGCGGCTGGACATTGACGAGATCACGCGGCGGCGGTTCAATTTGTACAAAAACGTCGCAAGGGATATTTCAATAAAAGAACTTCATGCTATACCTCAAGGCCAGCCAAAGCAACACGATAGCGGTGACGTGGACGGAGCGCGCGAACAGTGCGACGGTCTACCGCTTGCGGCTGACCAACTTGGCGACGCTGGAAGCCACTGATATCTACCTGAACGCGATTGACAACCTAAGCAGCTACGAAAGCCGCTACGACAAATTCGCGTTTACGTTGGGCGCGTTGACGAAAGGGCAGTATCGCTATGAGGTGACGGAGAACCCAGCAACCTACGCTGCTGGCGACTTCGTGCAAGGCGGCTTGTACACGTTCACCGATAGCGGCTATGCGTATATCACCGCCGCAACGGATCAGTCGAGCAGCGCGCAGTGGGGATGTCAAGGGACGCTGATAGCTGAAGGGTTAACACCTGAAGCGATTGGCCAAGGCATTGTCAACACGGCGTCTATTGTCGCGGGTTGTGCAACAGCAGGCATAGCCGCAAGGCTCGCCAATGACTTAGTGCTTAACGGCTTTAGCGACTGGTTTCTGCCGTCGCTGGAGGAACTGACCGAAATGTATACAAACCTTGCCAGTGCAGGCCTTGGTAGCTTCGTCAATCAAAGCTACTGGAGTTCGACACAGGTATCAGCGACGCAGGCGTTCACGATTGACATGAGCAACGGTAATTTCAATCAGCATAACAAATCGCAGACAAACAGGCATACGCGTGCTATGCGTCGCTTCCTGCTGCCAACGACAAATCCGCGAGTTCTTGAAACAGGCCTTGCGATGATCGAAACAACCGAAGGTAGCTTCACCAGTACAACAAACACGATCGACTACGTTTCTTATGACTAAACTAAACTTCAGCTTCATCCCACAGGCGGACTATCGCTACCCTTTGATGTTACAATCAAAGGCCAACGACCTGTACACCTTCGGGGAGATGAACGACTACCCATATTATCTGCTTGACATCTACAAGAAAAGCGCGAAGCACAACGCCATTATCAACGGCAAGTGCAACTACATTGCTGGCAAAGGCTGGGCAGTCGATGCGGATAAGACCACTGTCGCGCAACAGGCAAAGGCGGAGGCGTTTATGGCAGACGTGAACGAAGATGACGACCTGAACGACCTGACGCAGAAATTCGTCCTTGACCTTGAGCTATTCAACGGCTTCGCACTGGCGGTGACGTGGAACAGGGGCGGCGGCATCGCTTTTATCGAACACGTGCCATTTGAAAAGGTGCGCGTTTCGCTGGATGATACGATGTTCCTCATTGCCGATTGGTACGATGAGCGGATGATCCGCCAGTACCCGAAGGGCGCAGAAGTTGAGCGGATGCCGAAGTTTGATCCTAATAATCGCGTCGGCAAGCAGCTATTCTACTACCGGCACTACGCAGCTGGCGTCAAGCACTATCCATTGCCAAACTACCAAGGCGCACTGGCGTACATTGAGTGCGACGTTGAAATAGCGAAATTCCACATCAGCAACATCCGCAACCAGTTTTGGGGAGGGCAGATGATCAACTTCGCTGATGGCATCCCGACGGATGAGGAGAAGCAAGAGATTGAAAGGCAGATGCGCAATAAGTTCAGCGGCGCGAACAACGCAGGGCGCTTTGTGCTGACCTTCAGCACCGGCAAGGAAAACGCGCCGAGCATACAGTCGCTAACGCCGAGCGACCTTGATAAGCAGTTTGACCTGCTGAACAAGCAGATCCAAGAGGAGATTTTCGTGGCGCACAACGTCACCTCGCCGATGCTGTTTGGCATCAGAACCGAGGGGCAGCTTGGCGGCAGAAAGGAATTGTCGGAGGCTTACGAGCTGTTCAAAAACACCTACATTATGAATCGCGTTCTGATCGTCGAGCGCATGATCAACTATCTAACATCATTCAACGGCTACGAGTGCTTCTATCTGCAGCCTTTCGATCCAATCACCGAGCAGCTTTCGGAACAGGCGCTGATGCAGATTTTGACGCAGGACGAACTACGCGAAAAGGCAGGCTATGAGCCACTTGCAGAGGCGACACCCGACGCAGGGGAAGTGGCCGTAGAAGCGAGCGTAGGTGTCAACGAGGCTATTAAGACGCTATCGGGCAGGCAGTATCAAAACCTGATGCGTATTGTGCGCCACTACTCACAGGGCAAGGTCACACTCGAACAGGCGCGGACGATGCTGACGGCTGGCTTCGGCCTCAACCCGGAACAGGTTGACCAGCTACTGGGCGTCAAAGAGCAGGCGTTCAGCGATGAAGCTGATGAGCTGGAGTTTCTGGCGCAGGTAGGCCAGCAGTTCGGTGAGGCGCGTGACAGCTTCGAGGTGCTGCAAGAACGCGAACTTGACTTCAACGAATACGGCGAGGCGGAGTTCTTCATGCAGTTTGCAATTTCCGATGAAGATAAGGCGCTGGACGAAAAAATCGTAAAATATAGGCGCAAGCGCGAGGATGCAACGGTTGAAGAGATGGCCAAGGAGTTCGGGGTGAGCAAGGCGCGCATCCGCAAGCGCATTCAGTACCTTCTGCAAGTCAACAAGTATCCATTGAAGCGCGGCATTGGTGAGGCGACGAAAGAGGAGAAAGTGCCTGAACCTATCGTCGAGGTGCGCTATCGCTACGACTGGCGGCCAGAATATCGGGGGTTGAGCAAGGCTGATGGTTACGACAAAAGCCGCAAGTTCTGCCAAGTCATGATGGATTTAAGCAGCGCACGCCTATACACACGCGACGACATTAACCAGCTGACGGCGTTGATGGGTTACAGCGTCTGGGAGCGCAGAGGCGGCTGGCTGACGCTGGAAGATGGCAGGCATCGGCCAAGCTGTCGGCATATGTGGGTGCAGCAGTTGGTGATCAAAAAAGGTACACAAGTTGAAAGAATCGTCGAATGAGCAAGGCACTATTTATAAGCGAAAACACGCTGATCGAAAACTCCGTCATCAGCGAGAACGTAAGCTACACGCAGCTACGCCCTACAATTGTCAAGGTTCAGGAGATGCACATTCAGCCAGCGGTGGGATCGGCGCTATACGCGGAACTCGTGACGCAGGTCATTGCTGGCACTTTGTCGGCGAACAACACGACGCTGATGCAGACCTACATTCAACCTGCAATCATCCAGTGGATGTACTTTGAACTTCCGATGGTCTTGGCGTTTAAGTTCATGAACAAAGGCATGGACAGGCGCAGCAGCACGGAATCAACATCAATGAGCGAGCGTGAGATGACGCGACTGATGGACAAAAGCCGCGATGATGCCGAGTGGTACACGGAGCGCATCACGCGTTACCTGCAGGAGAACCACACGCTATTCCCGCTCTTTGACAACCCTCCAGTTGCGATTGACACGATCTACCCGGCCAACAG